GGCGAGATCACCAGCGTGCGTAGCCCCAAGATGCGGCAGTGGGTTGTTGATCGTGTCGGACCGCAGGCGCTCAAGCTTATGGAGACGTGGAAAGATGGCGAGAAGAAATACTCGATTGACAAAAACACCCGTGCCAACCTTCTCGTCTTCGCAGAAGAAAACCCCGACGAAGTGCCGCCCCATGTCGCTGATGTCATACAATGCGCCGACGACCTTTGGGCGTCAAGCGTTGCCAAGTTTCAGCGGGCAGACGCTCTTGCTGACGAAGATGATCGCCGTGTACGAGGAGCGTTTGTGTTTGCTGGAGGCTCTGCTACTGGACGTGCATCAAGCTACGGGTTGCAGGTCCACAATTTTCCTCGCAAATGCGCGAAAGAACCTGAACTAGTCCGCAACGCTATGGTGCGCGGGCACAAGATCGTGCCGACCTACGGCAAGCGTGTGACGGACGTTCTCAAGTCTATGCTGCGCCCTGCGCTGTTGCCCGCCGACGGCAAGCACCTGATCGTGGCTGACTGGGCCGCGATTGAAGCGCGCGTCAATCCGTGGTTGTCCAAGCGCGGCGAAGACAAGCTGAGCATCTTCCGCGAAGGCGGCGACGTTTACAAGGTGAACGCATCAGCAACCTTTCGCGTGGCGGTTGCGGATGTGACAGGCGACCAGCGCCAAGTTGGCAAGGTGCAGGAGCTTGCATGTGGCTTTGCCGGTGGCGTGGGTGCGTTCGCATCTATGGGCCGCATTTATGGTCTGTCTATGCCTGAGAGCGAAGCCAAACGAATGGTTAACGGCTGGCGCATGGCTAACGCTTGGGCGGTTCCATTCTGGCAAGATATAGAAACGGCTTATACCCGCGCGATGCGAAATAAAGGTCACGAATTTACCGCCGGTCGCATTACATACTTGTTTGATGGAACGCACCTTTGGTATGCTCTGCCTTCTGGTCGTATCCTGTGCTATCCCTTCGCAAAACTTGAGGCTGATGGCGTGACTTACGCCAAGGCGTCTTGGAAACCTGCGGCTGATGCTAAGGAATGGCCCCGTGCGCGGCTCTGGCGTGGGTTGGCGTGCGAGAATGTCACGCAAGCGACGGCCAATGATTTGTTGCGCTACTCGCTGCGGATGCTGGACGCCGAAGGGTTTAGCCCCGTGCTGCATGTTCACGACGAAATTGTTTTGGAGGACGCCGACCCAGAGCGGGCGGCAGATGCGATGCGTCGCGTCATGTGTTCAACGCCGCCTTGGGGTGAAGGTCTGCCGTTGAACATCGAAGTGCATACGATGACACGTTATGGCAAATAAGGGGGAACACCATGGATTTTGTAGAGTATTTGCAAGCGCTTGCACCAAAAGGCGAGACGCTGTTGATCGTGCGCCAGAAGCCGATCATGAATGGCGACAAGCCCGCGCTGCACGCTGACGGCACACCGAAATACACTTGGCCCGCGCAGCTACCAGATCGCCGCCGCAAGGCTGACACGGCATGGTACGCCAACACTGGTTCGTTCATCGTTGATCGTTTCATTGACGGCAAGCCCAGCGCCAGCGCCGCCAATTGCGAATACGTCCTGTGCATGATGTTGGATGACGTGGGCACCAAATCCAAGGTGCCGCTGCTGCCGCCGACATGGATCATGGAGACCAGCGAGGGTTCGTTCCAGTGGGGCTACGGCTTCAGCGATCAACCAACCAAGGGCGAGTTTACCGCAGCCATCAAGGCGATTGCTGATGCTGGCTATACCGACCCCGGCGCGACCAACGCTGTGCGTAACTTCCGCATCCCCGGCTCTATCAATCTTAAGCCCGGTCGCGATAGCTTCGCGTCGCGTTTGGTTGAGTTCCATCCAGAGCGTGAGTTCACGCTGCCGCAAATCTGCGAGGCGCTTGGCGTCACACCAGCCGAAGCCGACACGGCGCGCGGCGTCTCGTTCAAGCTGCGCGACACCGGCAAGGACAGCGTGCTGGAGTGGATGAACGAGCAAGGGCTGGTGCTGTCAGGCGTCAACAACGAGGGTTGGTTGGCGGTCGTGTGCCCGAACAATGCCGAGCATACCGACGGCCAGATAGCGGCGCGCTACAAGCCGCTGGACCGTTCGTTTTGTTGCTATCACGGTCATTGCGACCATCTCGACAGCAAGACGTTCCTTAAATGGGTCTGCGACAATGGCGGTCCCCGTGTCGTGCCAGGATTGCGTGAGGAGTTGCTGGCTGAACACATGGCAATCGTTGAGGAGAAGCTGACGCCGACCGACATGTTTACCGACAATGCCGCCAAGATCATCGCGGAAGTCGAGCGCAAGGAGATGGGCCGGATCGACAAGGCGGGTTGGTACGAACGTTTCGCCTATGTTGTTGCAGATGATGCTTATTTCGATTTGATCGACCGCAAGGAAGTCAGTCGGTCTAGCTTCAACGCTGTGTTCCGTCACGTTGCGTGCCAGTCGATCCACAACGGACGCCGGATTGAGGCGAGCGTTTGCTTTGATGAGAACCGCCAGCACATGAACGCGCGCGTCTTGCAGGGCATCACCTACGCTGCGGGCGAGAGCGTGTTGGTGGCACGCGACGGCGACGTGTACGGCAACCGCTGGCGCGACGCGCGGCCTGACGTGGCTGGTGTATCGCAAGGGTCGATTGACGCATGGCTGGAGCATTGCCGCGTGCTGGTGCCCGAGACTGTCGAGTTGGAACATATCTTTGACATGATGGCCTTCAAGGTCCAGCACCCGGAGATCAAGATTAATCACGCGGTGCTGCACGGTGGCGATGAGGGTTCCGGCAAGGACACGATGTGGGCGCCGTTCATCTGGGCGGTCTGCGGTCCGCATCTCAAGAACCGTGGTCTGATCGACAATGACAGCCTAGGCGGTCAGTGGGGGTACGCGCTTGAGAGCGAAATCATTATCCTGAACGAGTTGAAGGAACCGGAAGCCAAGGAGCGCCGGGCTCTGGCTAACAAGCTGAAGCCTATCATCGCCGCGCCGCCTGAGATGCTGACGGTTAACCGCAAGGGCTTGCATCCATACGATATGGTCAACCGCGCGTTCGTGCTGGCGTTCACCAACGATCCCGTGCCAATCACTATTCCCTCGCAAGACCGCCGCTGGTTCTGCGTCTGGTCGAAGGCGCCGCGCATGAACCCCGCCAAGGCGTCGGCCATCTGGCGCTGGTATCAGTCGGGCGGCTTTGCGACCATTGGCCGGTGGCTGATGGACCGCGACGTAAGCGCGTTTAACCCCGCCGCAGCGCCGCCGCTGACAGAGTTCAAGATGAACCTTGTCGAGCATGGCATGAGCATTGCCGAGAGCTTCTTGGTTGACATGATCCGCGCCCGCACGGGCGAGTTTGCTAAAGGCGTCATTGCCTCGCCGTTTTACGCGCTGTGCGACCGTGTGGCGTCAGCCGCGCCGTCGGGCGTCAAGGTCCCGCAAGCCGCGCTCCTGCACGCGCTCAAGGAAGCTGGCTGGGTTGATGTCGGGCGGCTGGCGTCGGCTGAGCATAGCACCAAGAAGCATGTTTACGCCGCGCCTGACGTAGCGGAGCGCTACACCAAGTCAGACTTGCGCCGCATGGTTGAGGAACCAACAGCGCCGAAGGTTGTTAATCTGAAGAGCGCATAAAGAAAAACCCCCGCCGTGTTCCGATCCGGCGGGGGTCAGTCTCAAAGGTTTATTAGGCCCTCATGTCGCGCAGCGGGTCATCATCTGACACATGGCGACCAAAGGTCACGTTTGTTGTCGCACGAATATCTTGGTTGCGCCAAGACCAACATTCACCATTATCTTGAAAGCACACCCACACAAGGTCGTGTTCTGCGCCGTAGTCGATCAGCACATGCGCCAGCGCCGGGCCCTTGGGCGTGGTGACGGGTAGCGGCGGGTCAAGCTGAAGCATTACTCGCCCTCCAGCGCATGACGCGTCCATACCAACAGCGACATTGCCGCGTTAGGGTATGGGGCGCCGTTATCACCATCAACCACGTCTGCCCCTTGTTCCAAATACGCTAAGATTGCCGGAAACAGGCTTTCCAGCGTCTCAATGCGGTCGGCGGCTTCGCCGTAGAGCGTCGGTTCCGTCTTAAACTGCCATTGCGCTGCCTCGCGCAGTCGCTTCACAAGATCGTCGGTCATGTCAGCCCCTCCAGTAGCGCCGTTAGCTTCGCCTTGTTGGCCCCGTCCAGCCGGTAGCCCATGCCGCGCACCAGGTCTACTTCTACGCCGTAGGGTTGCAGGGCCGCCCGCAGCTTACACACCGCGACGCGCCCGCGTGTGGGCGATACGGCGGGCTCATCACAGCGGCGGCCCCACGTATGTTGCGAGATCACAGCGTCAAGCCGGACCGGCGGCATGTCGCCGTGTACGTAGAACGCATTGAGCAGGGCCGCAAGTTGAGGCGAGAGCCCCAGCTTGCCATAGAACGGGTTGACCGGCGGCAATAGCGCCGCCCGCAACTGGCGCACTTCCTCGCGCAATTCGTCAATGATTGCGAGAACTTCTAGATTGTCTTTTACGTTGCTCATGTTGCGTCGCCTTTGGGCTTGGTCACGTCGGCTATGTCGCGCTCCATGTCACGCAAAATGAACGGTGGCACGTTCAGCGGCGCGTCGCCCGTCTGCGGCTTGATGCTGACGCCTACCGGCGCCTTCACCCCGCCTTGCAACGGCTCCAGTTCCCGCACGATCAGTTGGGCGTAGCCCGCCACGTCGCGCCAGTGGTCCGGCTCATTAGCGTTGCCGCACAACACGCGGCTGATCTTGTCCGCGAAGGCTTCAAGGCTTTGGGCCTGGTGGAACTCCAGCCGTTCCCAGTTACGCCCCGCCCGCATCATGCGCTTGAGGTGCTGCGCGAAGGCCGCTTGCTCGCGGTAGTCGCCGTGCGTGTTGGCGCGCTCATTCAGGGTATCGTTGATGTTCGTCATGCTTTTACTCTCCTGTTGTGTTTGCTTGCTTGTTTAGATGTTCAGTCCATTTTCGGATTGCGTAGAGCACGGACGAATGGTCCCGCTCGCATATTTGCGCGATGATTGGATAGCTCCAGCCCAGCCCGCGCAGGGCGTAGTAGACTTCGCGCCGGACAAGCACGAGCTCTTGCCGCCGGTCGTCGCGTATGATGTCCGCCCAGACTAGCCCGTGCTTGACCAAGATCGGCGCGACGGTCCGGCGGGCGCCGCGCGCGTTCGGTACGCCCGTGCTTGCCAGCGCGTCCGGCGTTGCGTCGCGCGGCGGCGGGGGCGGGGGCAGGGCCACGACCCGCTTAGGCGGCGGCGCAGGGCGTGGCGGGCATGTCACGACCGGCACGGGCGGCACCAGCGGGCGGTCGCGGGTGCGCGCCAACACGCGCTTGTAGTGGGCGAGCAACCCTTCAGCCGTTAGCGTGTTATCGTTGACGCTGGTCAATGGTAGCACTCCATTAAAGCGCGCTGCGCCGCTCGTTCGCTTGATGCGTAGCCCAGTTGGCCGTGTACGCTCACATAGCGCCAGCCGCGCTCCCGGCTTTTCAGGTATCGGATCGGGCTGTAATGGCCGACCTGGTGGCCGAAATAGGTCACAGTGCGAGTTTGGTCCGCGTGCTTGGTTGTCTGTATGGGGTTAGGGTGCGTCTGGATCATTTGGTATCTCGTCAAGTAAAACTGATATGACAGCGGCTATGGCGATCACCAGCGGGTAACCGATTAGCACGGCCAGGGCGACTAGCAGGGCTTCCATCAGCATGGCAAAGTCTCCAGTGCGTCGGGCAGTTGCACGGCGCCGCGCTCAATGTAATCCCAATGCGGGAACGAAATAGCGATTGCACCAAAACGGACGCCCCGCGCGCGCTTAACCTTGCCGACGCGTTCGAACACGGCGGACCCGATTGCGCGGGCGTTGGCGGGCAGTTCAATCCCGTCACGGCGCGCTAACCAAAGGGCGTATTCAACGGCGCGCTCGCCGTCGGTGCTTTGCGGGTTGTGCATCTCGCGCTTGTGTTTGGCTTGTTCGTCCCTGATCCATTTGGTCTGAATTTTCAGTTTGGCTTTCATGTCAGGCTCTCCAGATTGCATAGGTTAGCAGAAGGATAGTTAGCGCTTTGATTGTTGCGCTGATTATCAGGTTATTGAACTCTTGGTCTGTCATGGCTTACCAGGACGGCAGTAGCGCGCGCTCGCTGGCGTGAAGGATGCCATCAAACATGCGGTAGGCGGCGTTGCGGCGTTTGGCGTAGTCCGTTTCGTCCAGCCATTGCACAACGTCGGCTTCAGACCAGATGAAAGACGGGCCATGATCGCGGGGCACCTGGTCGCAAAAATACGACCACAGCGCAGGGTTGACGTGCCAGCAGGGCTCAGCGCGCGGTGTGTCTGGCGTGTTAGGGCGTGGGGTTGTCATGGCTCACGCCTCCTCTGTTTCGTCTTCGTCGGCATAAGCCACGATCATGTGACGGGCTATTTCTTGCCAGTTAACGTCTGAAATGAACGCGCGCGCGTAGTCCAGCGCCAGGCCTTCTTTGGTGTCTATTTCTAAAATATCGTTGGCGTATTCTTTTATACAGTCGGCCAAGTCGAACTTGTCCAAACGGTGCCAGTCCATGTCTTGAGGGTCCAAGCCGTCGAAAATTTCAAGATTGACGCGCCAGGTAGCGTAGTTAGTCCAGCCATTATAATCGGTCATTGTTAGTCCCCTTGTTTGCGTTGCTACAATGTTAAGATAGCAGATGATTTGGGCTTGTCAAACATTCTTTTGCATTTTTTGTAAAAAAATAGCGGGCTTTTGAGCCCGCTAATTTTGCAATCAAAACGCACCATGCGCCGCGAGGTGTTCGATATAGTCTCGGTCCAAATAGGCGCCATGCTTGACCGTGTAGCGCGTGTTGGTCAGGTCGAGCTTGACCAGTTTCTTGCGAATGTAAAATTCAACCAGGTCGTTTGCCTGGTCATATGTAATGTCTGCAATCTGGCAAAACGTATTTGCCAGGTTATCGCGCGCCGCAATGGATTTGCGCGCGATTTCTTTAAGGTGATCTTGTGCGTAATCGAGCTGTGACATGTTCATTTCCCCTTGTTTAAATGAACGCAATGGCGACAATCGCGCCGACAAATAGGAAGCAAAGTGTTGCCAGGCTTGCTTCGATCAGATTTTGCATTGCCAATGTTTCCCGTGTTTGTTTCGATAGTGTTAGAATATTGTGGCGAAGCAAGCTTGTCAAACATTTTCTTACATTTTTTTGTTTCTATTTGTGTTACAGGTTTTGGGTAATTTGGCACGGTTTTAGGTCATGGATTGGCAATCTTGCGATGCCATAATTGCCAATCAAGAAGTGGCTGTGCCGCAATGAAAAACGGGGCTGTTTGGTATTATTGTCATTTATTATTCTTAATTTTAAAAATCTAAATAATGTAACATAAACAGTTACAGATGGAAAATTGGGGTTGCCACAATTCGACCGGCGCCGACTGAAAAACGATTGCCAATAATGCCCAAATGACCCAAAGCTTTTATTCCTATATTTTGCGCCCTGGCACGCAATCATTGGCAATTTGGGCAATTGTTTTTCGATAGCCCAACTTGCCAATGTTTACGTGCAAACTGTTTGTATGCAAACTGTTCACATATAAACTGTTTGCCAGTAGACTGTATGCTGCAATGCACCATGGCCAGGGCATGGGGGGGGAGGGCCCGGCGGGGGGTGGCATCGGTCACGAAGGCTTTACGCACAAATTTTTTTATTTTCTAAAATCAACGCCTCGCAAACAATCTTTTGCACTCGGCAACAACGCAGGTTATAGTGACCGCATGACTTGGCACTCGTTACCCAACGCACCGCGTAAATTGCAGGCCACTGAGGCGCGCTTGGACGCAATCTATGCGGCTGCGCGTAATGGCTTGAAGGGTGACGCGCTGGCGCTGGCGGCGGGATTGCTACCTTCAGAGTACCGCCAACTTTGCCAATTTGACCCATTGGCTGAATTGGCTGAGCAGAAGGGCCGCGCTGACGGGGAGATGGAAGTCTCCGGTATTCTGCATGACGCGGCGCGTCAGGGCGACGCCAAAGCGGCGTTGGAAATTCTGAAGCACGCGCATGGCTGGACAGCCAAGACGGCAATTGATGTAAACATTGACCAAACCATCTCGGTCAAGCACGCGCTGGAATTGGCGCAACAGCGCGTCATTGACGGGGCGTTTAGCGTGGTGGAACAGCTAGAGGATCAGGACCGTGCAAGCACCCATCTATTCGGCACAGGACGAAATGGAATTGATGGCACGGCTGTGGATGCCCAGCTTGAAAGACGACCCGTTGAAATTCGTCCTGTACACGTTTCCGTGGGGGCAGAAGGGGACGCCGCTTGAACACTTTGCGGGCCCGCGCAAGTGGCAGCGAGAGGTGCTTCAGCAGCTTGCAGACCATATAAAGGCCAACAATGGAAAACTGGATTTTGACACCTTTCGAATGGCTACATCCTCTGGACGTGGCATTGGCAAGTCTGCGTTGGTCTCGTGGCTAGTCATCTGGATGCTATCGACCCGCATAGGGTCAACGACCATCGTGTCGGCTAACTCGGAAGCCCAGCTCCGCTCGGTCACATGGGCGGAAATTACCAAGTGGCTGTCCATGTCCCTCAACACCCACTGGTTTGAGGTGAGCGCCACACGCGTCATGCCCGCTAAGTGGCTGACGGACATTGTGGAAAAAGACCTGAAAATGGGCACGCGCTACTGGGGCGTGGAAGGACGGTTGTGGTCGGCTGAGAACCCCGACGCGTACGCGGGAGTGCACAACTTTGCGGGTGTGATGCTGGTCTTTGACGAAGCGTCGGGTATTGATGACGCCATCTGGTCGGTGGCTGCGGGGTTCTTTACGGAGAATACGCCCAACCGTTTCTGGCTGGCCTTCTCAAACCCGCGCCGTAACAGCGGGTACTTCTACGAGTGCTTTAACTCGAAACGGGAGTTTTGGAAAAATAAGATTGTGGATGCGCGCTCGGTCGAGGGGACCGACAAACAGGTCTACCAGCAGATTATTGACGAGTATGGATCAGACAGCAGCCAGGCACATGTGGAAGTGTATGGGGAGTTTCCCAATGCGTCAGATGACCAGTTTATTGGATCGCGGTTGGTGGACGACGCTATGGACCGGCCCAAGTGGAAAGATCAATCGGCACCCGTCATCGTGGGCGTG